GCTGGGCCACTGGCACGACCACCAAATGTCTTGAGTCTTGCACCAGCAGGACGCACCTCTGATACATCCCACTTGGGTATCTGACCTGCATATAACAGAGATATAAGTTCACGCAGAGACTTTGCCCATCCGGGGCGGCTATCACCTACCTTAATCACTGTATCAGTGTCATGCATTACCTCATTAACGATAGGCAGTTTGTCCACGTTCTCACGCTCTACAGAGAAGCCTACGCCTGTGCCGCACATAAGTATGTACATAGTCTCATCAAAGGCTCTAGGGCTATCCACAGGAACGTAAGAACAGTTATATGCGCCCACGTTACAGCGATCTAATGCAGGGCCAGCAGTCATCAATGCTCTCATGCTGGGCATGATGTCCTGATTCAACACTGCCTCTTCTAGTTCTGCACGTAAGTCTTCAGGCATAGCATAACTCTTTGCTGATGAACCTTGTCTGCCCATCTTTGACAAGTGGTCTTCCATATAATCAAAGTATCGTTCTACTGTTTCTGCCCATGTTTCACGGCGTTGTTCATCTTCTTTCCATCGTGCATACCGTGATAAAGCAATAAAATTTTGATAGTCTGTCGGTAAGTAATTGTTCATATTATCTCTCCATTATAGTTTTTATGTTTCGTATATTAGCACCTTCAATATCATAAAAATATTCACAGATGCCATCTTCAATTTCTGTACCAACATCTTCGTCGGCAGGTATGGGATACTCTTCGGGGTCAATATCTATTGTGATGTAAACCTTAACTCTCATCATAGCAGCCTTCTACTTCCTCTATCAGCTTGTTAAGATACCACTGTGCTTTTTTTAAATCTTCTGTACCATTTTTGTATCTATAACGCCATAGATATTTCATAATATTACCTTGTAAATAATATTCATAGCCATCTCCTGTTGCCGCACGAATAGCCTCAATGCACTCTATACCAGCTTTATTATAATGTGGTGGGTTATCCACCATGCAAGGTGTACCACCAAGTTCATCTTGTTTGAATACTGCACCTGATTCATCTGTTGCTATAGCTTGCTTCATATACTCTTCGTGCCTCATTACGCATTACCTCTTGTGTTTGTCTTAAAATTCAACTTAACAATGTTGCCATCTGTATATTGAATTTCTGGCTCTTGTTTAATATTAACATCATTGTGTTCTGGCTTGCTAATAAACTCTTCAATTTCACCAATTAAATCTGGATTTTCTTCCATGTAAGCAACAGAACATGCAACAACTTCACTAAGGTGCATCATAGCAGAAAAACTAGCCTTGTCAAGAGGGTTGTCTTTATCTGTAATGATATTTACTTCTAATTCTCCAGTCCAAGAATGGTCATCATCAACAACTGGTCTTAGTTGTATACAAAAAGATGTTTGGTCAATAGACATAGCTTTATCTCCTTTTTACTTTTGTTCCACTAAATTTTATAAACTTTGGGTGTTTATTCTTTCCCTTTTCTTTTAGCCAATCCTCTGGAATTATTCTGTCGTAGTATCTAAAGCCATACTTTATGCACCACTCTCCATACGTTGACTTAGCATTCTTTCTAAGTTTACGTCTACTATTTTCAAAAACAAAACGGATGTCAAGTTGTTTGTGTTGCCGTTTTATTGCTATGTGTTTACGTCTATCCGCTGCTGTAAACATGCCTTTTGTTTCAATAATAATACCGTTGTTTAAAACAAAGTCTGGTGTATAGGTTCTGTATGCAAGGTCTTCCCATTCTATTTTTAGTTTTTCATAATCGTATTTAACTTTGAGTTCATCTAAGTAAATCGACAACTTGTGTTCAAGTCCACTACGATACCCGTACTTACGCGCAGCACGAAACGCCTTAAAGTTAGGCACTGTTTAATTCCATATTTTTTTAGCTTCTTCTTTCATTTTGTAACCCCACATCCAAGAATCTAAATTAGGGTAAACCAAAGAAGCCAATTCATGTTTGTCATCACTTATAGACAAAAATCTTTGTATTGTATAAGCGACTTTTTCCAATTGTTTTTTATACTCCTCTAAATTTTTTAGAGTAAAAGTTTTATAATCTTTGTGTGTCGCAAAGAATAAATCAACTTCACTATTGGGATAAGCCATAGAGTATAATGCCATCTGTCTCTTTTGTGCATCTGTGGGTTCTGAAGGCATTCTACTAGAGGTTTTTAAATCAACTATTTTATTTTTAAACCTAAAGTCTATATACCCCATTATTGGTACTGGTAAGTCTTCTAATTTTACCTCTACCCTTTCTTGGTAGTCCTCTAAATCTTCATAGTTAAAGTTCTCGTCTATAACTTCACCAAAACTTTTTAACAACTTCCTTTCTTTCTCCGCACTTTTAGTATTCAAACTAATGTCTGATTCCATACACAAAGTTAAAAACTTTGCATCCAATGCCTCATAATCAAAATCACCATTTTTATATTTGCTGGCTAAAGCAGACTCTGTTGCTATTCCTCTTACAGCAGCGGCACCACTTGGTGATTTTACTTTAAATAGATACCTAGCGACCCACATTGGTGGGTCACTTATATAGGTATTTATACTACTAGGAGACAAGTGATTGATTCCATGTATTTTAAATACATCATTACTTATTGACGATTGTTTCATTGAATAGACTCACTTTCAATTTCAATAAAGTCTTCTACAAGTTCTACATCATCTTCGGGCATTGCTTTAATGCTTTCTTCTTGCCTTTTAGTGGCCTTATCATCCCACTCTTTGCATATATAGTCATTAAAGTTTTTTACCCACTCAAGAAAATTGCCTAGTAGTTCTTGATCTTCGGGACCAACTTTGTGTGTGACAGTTACATCTGCTGCACAATTGGGAGTATAAAAGCTGCTACCATTTGGTAGATCGTGCTTTTTATTTTCACCAAAAACAATATTATGCATAAGAGGTATGCGCTCTTGTTTAGCAAATGCACCAATCTGCTCACCTACAGATTTAAACGCATCTTTGTTGTCTATCTCCCAGATGAATGGTGTGGTCATTTTATCCATAGCGTTACCATTAGAATCTACAGGACTATCCAGTGTAACTGTACCGAACACGACACGAACACGTTTAATCTGTCGTATTAAATCCTGCATATCTGGAGACAAGGCTTTAAAATCTTCAATGTACCCAGATGGTTTACCACAGTTAAACCTTCCCGTATTATCTTTCAGATCAATATTTAAACTGTCTGCCATTATTGTACGATGAAAGCTGCCCTTCGGCTCATTAGGCTTGGGGTTTTTATTAGCGATATACCTACGATACATAAACCTCTGCATAAAAGGACGCATTGTCATAGTCTTACTATATACAAACTTGGATGAATCACCGTCAATAATCTCAAGACGAAACATTCCACCTTCAATAGTTTCTACATTTGTAAGGCGACCATTTACTTCTGCTTGACCCATAACTGGTTGATGCCAAATTCTTAGACGATTTAGTGTATTTGTTTTTTTACTAGATTTGCCATCATCCACTATCCCCATGACTTTTGCCATAGCGGCATAATCTGTAGTATTAATTGTAGCTAATTCACTCATATTTTTTTACTCCTTCCTTGAGTTTAAGAGACATAGTTATATCACGCCACATCTTTAGTGTCAAGCCAATTAGTTCCTATTTTTGCTTCTAAAAGCATAGGAACATTTAACTTAACAGCAAATGCATTGTTAATCAAGTTGGTTAGATTATCATTCATACTTTTTATCAGAGAAATAATATCTTTCTCCTCCTCTGGATGTACATCAATAACTACCGAATCATGCACGGTATTAACAATACAACTATTCATTGATGACAATCTTTTATCCATTTCAATTAACACAACTGGAACAATATCAGCCGTAGCAAAACCTTGCACTGGATAGTTTTTTATCTGTGTAAAATACGATACCGTGCCATTCATTTTACGAACAGCATTGGGAAATGCATATTGCCTACCAGAAGGTGTTGTAATCATTTTCGTCGATAAAACCTCTTTAGCCAGTCGGGAGTGCCAAGCGGCAATTCCCTTATATTTTTCTGTGAAGTGTTTGTAGTAGGATGCTTCGGCTTGTGTGCGTCCGTACCCCGTTGCCCCGTAAAGGGGAGCAAAGGTGTGGGCCTTTGCAGTCTGGCGATCCGTAGGCTGACCAGCTTCGGTAATAATTTTAGCGGTGTATGCGTGTACATCAAATCCAGTAGAAACTTCTTCAATTGCAACTCCATCTTGTGATAGGAAAGCGGCTGCACGAAATTCTAACTGTGCAAAGTCGGCTTCCATAATTTTGCCGCCTTCCCACCGTGATACAAACACTTTCTTTACAGGAAATGTTCCACCACGTGGCATGTTCTGCATGTTTGGGTCAGCACCAGAGAAGCGACCAGTTGCCGTGCGGTGCTGAAGCAGACGGACATGCAGTTTTCCGTCAGCCTTTTTATAAGTATTGATGCCATCAACAAACGATGACAGGTATGTGTCCAGTGCGCTAAGACGCTTTACTTTGTTCAAGAAGTTGATTGCTTCATCCATCTTATTCTGTCTAGCAAATCCTTCCAGTATCTCAAGGTGCGTCTTGCTTGTGGTAAATCCGTTAGCACTTACCCACTTGGCATCCGGTGCAGAGAAGCGTAGCCCAGCAATTCTTTCTGACTGAACGAACACATAGCCATTGCCATCACAGGTCTTGCACTTGTTAGGGCGAGCATACTTGCTGCCATCCTTGCGTGTGCGATAGACCTTGCCAGAGCCTTTGCAATCATTGCACTGCTTTGGTTCTTTCTTATAGACAATCTCGCTGTTCTCTTTCATCACAGCCTTATACGACTTCTTTGACATGTACGGATCAAAGTTGTTTTGCCACATGGCTTTGTCAATAGGTTTGCGACTGTAGATTACTTGAGACAACTGCTCTGGGCTGTTGAGATTGACGTGACTATGCCCCATCAACTTATGAACCATAGTCTCTAACTCACCTGTAAGTGTCTGCTTCTCGTTCTCAAACTCAACACGTACATCCTCTAGCACACTTTCATTTACCTTGAATCCACGCTGGTAAATCTTAGACAGCACGACAGCAACTTGGTTAGACAAAACAACAGTGTCCATTAGACCTGCATACTCTTTGCTTAGTAGCTTTGCATACTGCCTGTCGGACAACTCCTGTGTAGCATGAAGGTCAGCAGATAAATAGTGTGTCAATTCGTCATGTGGTATCTGACTAGTATTTAAACCCTGCTTAAAATATTCTTTTAGGGTGTCTTGCTTTTGACATTCAAGTTCGTATCTCTGTGAACAAGCGTCAAGAGACAAAGGCTCTTTTTGTCCACGTTGCATAACATATTCCGCTAACATTGTATCAAAAACAGGGCCATTATATTTGAAACCAGATTCCCACAACCATAAAAGATCGTGAGCGGCGTTATGCATAATAAGAATAGTAGCAGCGTCTAAAAATTCTTGCACCAGTACATGCCCACCTTCATCCGCTTCTACCTCACTGTGATCAAAAGTAACGATACGCTCAACACCTTGGTCAGTTAACATACCAACCATTACTAAAGAATTAGTAGGCTCAAACGGATCAAGGTGCATTTTACCGTCCCTGTGCGTTACTGTGTTTTCGACATCAAGTGTCAGTTTCATTTAATTTCTCCTTATGTTCTTTTAAATATTGTATTGCTCGTTTTAAAACTTCTTCGCTATCATCAAAGCCACCTAATGACCTATTACATTTATGGCATAACCATCCTCTAAATGTATCAGTATCGTGACAGTGATCAATTACCCATGCCCCATTTTTCATGTTGCCTTTACCTGCCACAGAATCCTCACCGTTTAAACAAATAGGACATATGTAGTTTTTATTTGGCATACCATATTTTTTTCGTAGTGCATCACGAACTTTTCCTAACTCTGTATTACACTTTTTACATTCGGGACGCAAGTAGTTTGCTCCAGAGTGCCAACTAAAAGCAGAAAAAGGTAGATGTTTTCTACATTTATTACAAGTCTTTCCGTCTCCTTCAACGAGATCATAGTCTTCAAGATCAAACAGAAATTGCTGTATCATACCATATATCTTCCTGTGCGATAGTCTAATTCACAATGCACAACCCCATGCCACCCACTCAACTTGTTCTTTACAATATTTATGTGACGTTGTAAATCTTCTGGAGCATTGGGGTCATCATCCTGCTTGGCTGGGTTCTTTGCAATCAGTATCATCAGATCAGCCTCTGCTGCCTTACCCGTGCGTGACCCCTCCATCATTGCCTGATTAAGAAT